TAATAGAAACAAACAAATAATATCTAATACCTTAACGCCAGAACAAGTTAGGATATTAGCTCAAGCAATATAACCTGCTATGCGGTTCATTAAGTAACCTGCAATGCGGTTAAATAGGTTGGGGTGAACAACACAAAGTTGTTTAATGGCTATGTTGGAGCCAGCCCCTTCCTTTTTTACAATACAACAAGTATTACAAAAGGGTGGGCATAAAGGATATAGAACTGCACGAAGTAGTAACTAATCCACAATCAGTTAATACACTTGCTCACCCTAATGTAATTAAATAACTAAAACTAAATAAAATGAAAACAATAATCACAGCATTATTAATAGCACCTTTACTAGTATTCTCTCAAATAGAAGAACAATCTATTGTGTCTTTGAAATCTTATACTTATGAATGGAATAGTACTGATAGTTCTATGATGAAAATTGATAGTCATCAATTAATAACAATGTTAAATCTAACTAAGAGTTATTATACGTATTTTAATAATGAAACATCAATGTTAAAAATATCTTGGAGTTATCATTCAAATAATGAAAATGGAGATCCTGTATATTATGATCATTTTGGAAGTAAGATAATCTTTAACAAACAAATGAATGAAATATTCTTATATCAAGATTATGATAAAGAATTATACACCTACAAATATGTAGTTGTATTTAGTGAATTAAATAAATTAAAACAATAAAATTATGCCAAATTGGTGCTGGAACTATCTTACCATATCGGGGGATGTAAAACAATTAAAAGAATTTGTAGATAAATCTACAGATAAATCTTTAATGCATGACGATAGTGAGTGTGAATTCACATTTAAAGGTACAATGCCTATGCCTAAAGAATTAAATATAACTTCTGGGACACAATCCCAAGAAGAAAAAACACAAGCTAGATTAAATAAAAAGCTATATGGATATGAAACATGGTATGACTGGTGTGTAAATGAATGGGGAACTAAATGGGACGCTTGTAGTTCTGAAATTCAAACTAATGATAAGGATCAATTTGTCGTATCATTTGACACTGCATGGGCTCCTCCTCACTCTTGGTTAGAAACTATCTGTAAAGACTATCCTAAATTAGTATTTGAAATGGAATACGAAGAACCAGGAATGGAATTTGCTGGTACATGTTATTGTTCTAATGGAGAATATACAGAAACTAATTGGGATATAGCGGATGCTAGTGAATGCTGTCATTCAGAGGTTTTCACTTATGGTGACGATAAATACTCGCTACCTCAAGTACCATTAAAGCAACAAATGACTTGGGCTGGAAAAGATAAAGCATGGGAAACTGTTAAAGAAATTCCTGACTATATTAAATATCCAGACTTTCAATGTGGTATATGTGGAGAAGAATGTGACACAGAATCTCTTAACACTGAAAATATTAAAAAGCCAACTATATGAGAATCAGACAAGTAGGAAAGCAAATACATAATACCCATGAAAAATGGAGAGAATATATAGAAGCACAACAACAAATTATAGTTATGAAAAGTAAAATAAAACCAGCTATAGATAATCTGAAAGATAAATTAGATTCTATTAGCAATGAATTTTTAGGAGAGAGAGGATTGTATCATCATGTAGATGTACTAAGAAAGAAAACAAATCTTCTTAGAGATGATATAATATCCTTTCTCAAGTTAAAACAATTTTTAAATAATAAATAAAATTAAAACTATGACAGGACAAGAAGTAGAAGCATATATAAGAGAAGATTTAGATAGCGAACCTAAGCACAATGTAGATGCATTAGCTTCAGCTATATCAATAGTAGCAGAAAAAGTTAATCATGACGAATATGAATTAATGCAATTATTGCTAGAAAATAAACCAATACCTAAATTAATAACTCACAGCTATGGCTTTCATACGCGTAGTGGTAGAGAGCTAATTGATGGTATGAAAAATTGTTATTATGAAGAAAATTATTAAATTAATATCATGAAAGAATATCAAATAACAGTACAAAGAACATATAACACCACTATAACATTAAAGTTTCCAGATGATGGTAGAGATCATGAAGCAAATATTAACATAAATATGCTTACGGATGATAATGATATATGGGATTATGTTTATGAAAAAGAATTAGAACAAATGGATGTTACTGATGTAAATTGGGAAATAAAAGAAACAAAAAGTACCGAGTCACATTGGGAATTTGACAAAAACGGAAATAATATAATAAAATAAATAATTATGCAAAATAATATTAGATTTAACGGACATGACTTTGAATATCAAAAGGAAGACAACTACTATGAATGTAGGGGTAATAGTTACTATGATGATTATCATGATCAAGTACCAGAACCAAGCTTACAGAAAGCCGCAGATATGCTACAAGAACATTTAGAAGAGCAAGGAATAAATTCTAATGTAGAGTGGGGCGAAAAAGGATGGATTGAAATAATGATAACATGAAAGTAAAAATTATGCAACGATCAGTGTATCATAAATACGCTGAAATAGAAGTAGAAGTACCGAATGATATTAAAGAAGAAAATATGGTTGATTATTTGTTTATGACTGAAAACGAATGGACTGATAAAATAGATGAAAAGTTATCACAAGCTAAATATAACTTTGGAATGGGTATGCATACTTCTGATGGGTGGACTGATACAGAAGAAGAAAGCGAATGGAGATTTGATATTGTAGGAAAACAATATGGAGGACATTTATAAATTAAAAGATTAATTATTATGGGAACAAGAAGTTTAACAAAAGTTATACAAACCTGGAAAGATGAATCAGGCGTAAAACAATCAAGACCAATTACATGTATGTATCGTCAATATGACGGGTACTTAGAAGGACATGGTGTAGAATTAGCCGAATGGCTAGAGAAATTCACTATTGTAAATGGAATTGGATTATACGAAGATAGAAGAATTGCAAATGGTATGGACTGCCTGTCTGCTCAAATGTTCGTACATTTTAAATCAAGTGGATGTAAGGATGACGGCACCCCAACTTCTACTGCTGGAAGTATATACTGTATGCATCCAGACTCAGATGATTGTGGAGAAGAATACTTATATGAAATATCAGAAGAAGATTCAGAATTAATTATAACAGCTACAGATGTATGGAAAAATGAAGTTATATTTAAAGGAGAAGCAAAAGAATTATTAACTAAATTAAAAGAAAATGCTTAATACAGAACAAATTTTAGAACAAAACGGACTTAACTGGAATGTAAGTAAAGTACCATTGATATACGCAGGAGAATGTACTCCTAGCGCTAATAATGGGTTACACTCAACGGATTACTATGGAATAGTAAGAGAAGATACTGGAGAGGTGTTTGCAACCGTAAAGGAAGGATACACACCTACACAAAATTCAAGTATTATAGAAACCATGCAAGAGATTGCTGGTCAAAATGAACTTGAAATAATAAGAGCAATACCGATCAATGGAGGGAGAAAGGTATTAATACAGATGAAGAAACACAATAACACTGTAATAATCGGAGGACAAGAAACAGAGCAATATATCTACGCTATTAATAGTCATGATGGAAGCTCTAGTCTTAAATTCGGATTTATGAATACAGTTATATTCTGTCAAAACCAATTTGGTTGGTTAAACTCTAATGCGTTCTCTGGGTACAGACATACTGAATCTATTCAGAATAAGGTTAAAGAATTGCCAGCAATAATTAACTTCTCTGGAGAGGAGGAAAAGATTGCAGAGCTACAACACTTTAGTGGTCAGTCAATTGGCAGAGACGCTATTGATGAAATGTTATTTAATCTTACTAAGATTGATAGAGCTATGACTCCTAAAGAAATTGAGGATAACTTCTCTACAAGATCTCTTAATATATATAATGATATCCAAGATTGTATAATCACTGAAACTTCTAGGGTAGGATTAACTAAGTGGGGTTTATTTAATGGTGTAACTAAATACACTACACATATGAAATCTGCACCTAACAGAGAACATGGAAGGCAAGAATCTGTTATCATTGGAAGCGGATCTAAAATGAATGAGAAAGCTTATAATTTCTTATTAAATTATTAATGTAATAAAGGGGGCTTAGTCCCCCTATTACTCTTATCTAAATAAAATAAGATTTTATGAAAACAGTAATCCATGTTAATCAGCATGTAATTAAGAAAAATTCAAAGACAGGAGAAAATAATCCTGTATTAACTTGTAAAACGTATAAGACAAATGAGTACGCTCATGAAGTTGAGATATATGGAAAGGACGGCTTAATTGCTGCGAAAGTAATATACAGACCTAATAAACCATTAAGTTGTGGTGCTAAAGTTTGGATAGAAACAGAAGAAGAAATAAAAACTATTAATTTAAATAAATAATTATGGGATATAAAATTGAAGGAAAACCAGTAGAACAATATTGGACAGAATTAATTGCTAAAAATTTAGTTGGTAAAACAATTACTAAAGTAGAGTATATGACAGGTGTTCATGCTGAAAAAATGATGTGGTATAAACGACCTATAACTATTCAATTAGATAATGATCACTGGATAATTCCAATGATGGATGACGAGGGTAATGATGGTGGGGCTATGACAACAACATTTGAATCCTTAGATACAATACCAGTAATATAATGGATAATTATGTAAGCCCTTGCTGTGGGGAGAAATATGAAACAGCCACTGACAGCTATTGCTGTGGTGCAGAAATATCAGAATCAGGATTATGTTATGATTGTAAAGAGCACACTGAATCAGAAGGATATGAGTGCGATGAATGTGAAGAATGGTTTGATGAGCTAATAGAATTAAATGAATATCAAGAATTAAAAAAAGAAAATCATGAAGAAGAAAGAGCAGACGCAAAAAGAAAGTACGATGAATAATATGGATATAATAACAACTATTATGGCTATATTAGAAAAAGGACTTAAAGATTCTCAAGATAATAGAGGTAATGATTCCGCAGAATATAGGATAGGTAAGATGGATGCTTATATGGAAGTATTATCTGTATTTAATGTTAATCATAAATAAGGTAATATCATTATAATAAATGATATATTTGTTACCCCAAAAAATTAAACATTATGGATAATTACGATATAGAACAAGCCTTATTAGGTAAAATCATTGTTGACTCTAAAATATATGATAAATATCTTAATCTAATTCATGAAGATTTATTTAATATTCCCTTTCACAAATCTGTGTTCTTAGCAATGACAACGCTAAGAGATAGAGGAGAAACTGTAGATATCTTAACATTAGGTAAGTTAATAAAAGGAGAAAATGTTGTTCTTCAATTATCACAAATTACAGAAGAAGCTTATTCGTTTACAGAAGCAAGTACTTGTATAGCCGTATTATCTGAAGAATTTCAAAAAAGAATCTTATTTGGTATAGTTTCAGACGTTAATAATCAATTAACGAATAGAGAAGAACTTGAGATGATCATAGGAGGTATAGAAAAACAGATCTCTAAAATATCATTAACTAGAGGAGAAGATTTAGCCGACCTTAAAAAGCAATTATTGATAATGCTTAAAGATGTGGAGGTAAGAATGAATACTAATGGCCTTATGGGTACTCCAACAGGATTTAAAGATATTGATAAATTCACAGGAGGATGGCAAGAAACAGATTTAATAATAGTAGGAGGGGCATCTTCTATGGGAAAAACCAGCTTTGCTTTAGCATTAGCATATAATGCAGCTAAATATGGAAATACCCCTACTGTTGTGTTCTCTTATGAGATGAGTAGTAATCAACTCTTAAAGAGATTAGTTTCTGTAGAGTCTGGAATTAGTAATAATTACATAGCTAACGGAACCATCAATGATGATGAGCTTAAGAGAATACATGACGCTACAACAGTATTGGAAAATATACCTCTTAATGTAGACGAGTGCAACATAACCTCCTTAAGGTATCTAGTGTATAGAATAAAACAATACGTTAAAGAGAAGGGTGTTAAACTCGTTATGGTAGACTATCTTCAGTTAGTATCATATTCTTCAAAAGGATTATCAAGAGAACAAGAAGTGAGTAAGGTCGCTAGAAAGTTAAAAAATCTAGCTAAAGAACTCAATATCACTATCATAGCCTTAAGTCAATTAAACAGAGGTGTAGGTATGCGAAATAATTGCAAGCCTACATTATCTGATTTAAGAGAATCAGGAGAGATAGAACAAGCGGCAGATATAGTAATGTTATTATATAGGCCAGAATACTACGGATTAAAATATGATGATTATGGCAATGACGCAAAAGGAATTGCAACTATCATATTTGCAAAAGGTAGAAATATAGGTGTCGGAGAAGTAACACTTAGATTTATTAGTGAATTAACAAAATTTGAAGATTATGAAAAAGTTTAGATTACTAGCTAAGTATCCTATTCTTTCAGTAACCGCTATTGGCGTCTTTATATTTATGGCTGCACCAGTTATATTATCCTTATTTATTGGGATTATGATTGTTGTGCCTATTTATTTAGCTGATCAATTATTTGGAACTAAAGAATAATTATGTATATTTGCCCTTGAAATGGGACAAAATAATAAAAAAATATCAAAGATAAAAGATGTTATTTCAGAAATAGCACATGATTTAGGTATTGACAAAGCTCTTGTTAAGGAGGTTTTACTATTAACATTTAAAGAGATAGCTATTACTCTTATCTTAAAAGGTAGACCTGTTATGATAAGAAGATTTGTAAAATTCGTTGTAGCCGTTATTGCAGTGAAAAAGATAAAAAAGAATAAAAACAATAAAAATGAAGTTAAATAAATTAAAAGATGAACTTCCATTCAAATGGAGGGTTCAATCAACAAAATATGGTAAGACTACTTGCGTGGCATATATAGACGCTAGAGATGCACAAGACTTATTAGATGATGTTTGTGGTCCAGAAAACTGGCAAACAATATACTACGAAGAGAATGGACTATTATTTTGTAAAGTAGGGATATTCTATAATGATCAATGGATATGGAAATCAGATACTGGTTCTGAATCTAATGTAGAAAAAGATAAAGGACATGTATCAGATGCCTTTAAAAGAGCTTGTGTAAATTGGGGTATAGGAAGATTCTTATATAGATTACCAATTCAAACATTACAAGCAAAGCAACATACAAATGGTAAGGAATATCCTTACGCACCAGAAAAGAATAAGATAATCTTTGACGGGGCAACATTAACAAAATATATTAATTGGAAGCTTACGAAAGAAGCTAAAACAACAACTAAATAATGAAAGTATTACCATTCGACTTAAATGTCACAACAACAGGATCCGCAAAGGGTGAAAGATTAGAATTCATAACCCCAGGAGCTCAGTTATGCGAAGTAACAGGAATTAAAACATCAGATCAATTAGACAACTATACAGGAAGTCCTTTTATAGATTTCAATGTAACGTCAGCAGGAAAGGTTGGAAGATGTAGATTTTGGGCTGTTAAAGAAACGGATAAACCATCATCTAAAGATTGGAAAATCAAACAATTAAAAGATTTCTTAGTTAATTGTGGAGTACAAGACTTTTCAGATGATAGTAACGCAATGAATGAAGCTATAGGTAAAAAACTAATGGTTTCATTTACATCTCAAGAATATGTAACTATAATGAGAGAATCAGGAGAACCTGTTATCAGAACTTCTGTAGGATATAGATGGTCTGCTAAAGAAGGTGGTAAATGTACATATAACAATGACATGAACCAAGTACTTCCAACAGACGATAGAATTGATTTTGCAAAGAAACATAAAGTTTGGGCTGATGCTAATAATTCAATAACCAATGAAAGTATGACATCAATGAGCCAAAATGGTGATGATGAGGATATGCCATTTTAAACTCTACTAGATAAGGGGGTGTAAAAACCCCTTTATTAAAAATTATTATATTTGTATAATGAATAAAATATTTATATTTGGAAATGTTCCATCATCTAAAAATGGAAAAAGATGGACAGGTAAATATTTAATCCATTCAAAAACAACAATGAATTACATTAAAGACTCAAAAGAAGATTGGGTTAATAATAAAAAAGAATTCTTAAAGCTATTAAAAGGAAAGATTCCACCATATAAAGTTAGTTTTAAGTTCTTTAGGAAAAGTAAAAGAAAGTTTGACTATATAAATCCCTGCCAAACAGTGCAAGATTTAATGGTTAAATACGATTGGATAGAAGATGATAATTGTGAATTTATAATGCCTTCATTTGAAGAGTATGAATATAATAAAGAGAATCCTGGAGTAGAAATTAGAGTTTTAAATTAATAATAAATAAATGACAAAGACAACAACAAAATCAAAAAAAGAAAAGATTAACATCATGGGTGTTAAATACAAGGTAGAGAAAGAAGTTAGTGATACACTAAAAGCTTTATCTGAAGCTTTACATGCACATGAGGTAGCATTATTAACATGGGTTCATAAAGACTTCAATGGTAACGATACTAAAGAAGACATTAAAGAATTTAGAAATAGTTTATTTTCTTACTGTATGAATATTCCTGAAGCAGCTAATATTTTAATTAGAATGAAGGAATTAGACGAACAAACTAAAGAGGGGACAACACAAGAAACAGAGGAAGCTGAGGGAGCAACAGAGTAGTTACTACATTATGTAGAACTTTCTCTCCGTTTACATAACGGTATTGTTTTTTGTTTTGTTGCATTATGGCCCTTCTTCGGAGGGGCTTTAGTGCCTTATATCAATAATGAAATTACTTAAGAATAAACTCACACACAACGACTACTACCAGAGTTCTGAATATGTCTCTAACAGTATGTTGAATAACTTATCAGGACAATCTCCTGAATACTTTAGGTTTAGAATGGATAATCCGCAATTAGCCACACCTGCAATGAAATTCGGGTCTGCATTACATATGAATGTATTACAGCCAGAAGAATTTAATAAGAACTATGCAGTATCACCTAAGTTCGATAAAAGAACTAAAATAGGTAAGGCTGAATACGCTGAATTTGTAAAGAAGAATTTCTTTAAGACTTGTATAACAGAAGCTGAATTTGAAATGATTGAGCAGATGACCATGAAGTTAATGAAAGATCCTACTATTAAAAAACTATTAAGTGGAGGAGAGAAAGAGAAGATTATAACATGGCACAATGAAACTCACGATATAGACTGTAAAGGAATGTTGGATTGTTATAAGGAAAAGGCTAATATAATTATCGACTTAAAAACCACACAGGATGCTTCTTATAATGGATTCAAGAGATCTATATTAAAGTATAGGTATCATAAACAAGCTGCCTTCTATATGGATGCTATTGGTGCTGATGAGTTTTATATTATAGCTATAGAAAAATCACCACCATTTAACATGAATGTAATACAGATAGGTCAAGACATGATAGAGGATGGTAGATATATGTATAATCAAGAGCTAGAAATATATAACTACTGTATGAAGAATGATTATTGGCCAGGACAAGGATATGATTATCTTGATAAAGATTCAGAAAGAATGATTCACATAATGACAAATGAAATATAATATGAAAAATAGCGTAGTATTTGAAGGAGGTATTGATAAAGTATCAACAATGGCAGATAATTCTTTAAGAGTTATATTAGGAACGCCAGAGTTATCAGACGATACTGAATCAGCAATAATGAGATTGAGAAAGAAGCCAGGGTACATCCTGGTTTCCACTCAAAAAATATCACAAGAGCAAATTGATGCTGTTGAATCTGCTACAATAAGTGCTGAATTTAAAGAGAAGACACCATCTCAAAGAATGAGAGGGGTTATGTTTAGATTATGGGAGAAAACACAACCTAAACAATTAAATGGAGACTCAGGACAAATGGAGTATGTAGATTTTGATACATTCTACAAAAGACAAATGAATAAAATAATTGATCACTTTAAAACTAAATTAGACTAATGATAAAACATAGCGAGCATTACCATGAGAAAAATAGAAATACACCTAGTCCTACTATAGAAAATATTCTTGGTTCAAGAAAAGAAACTTATGGAGATTGGAAAGATCAATCTCATTTAACCCAAATATTTAAAGATGCTGCTAAGCAGAATAAAGGCTGGAAAAACATGGATGAATCACAAATGGAATCATTAGAAATGATCTTCAGTAAAATAGCAAGGATAATAAATGGAGACTCAAACTATAAAGATAGTTGGACTGATATTATAGGATATGCAACTCTTATAGAGAAAACACTTTAATGTCTAGTGATTACAAATATATTGGAGATAAGATGCTTTTAGATAAAAAATGGAAAGAAGATAATGGGCCAGTGGATTTTGACTTAGGAGAATATTTTAAGCAAACAGGTAAAACTGAAAAGACTAGTAAAAAGTTAATGGAAGGTATTGTGCCAGTAGTTAACTTAACAGTAGATCAAGTCTTAAAAGAATTTCATGGTCGTGGGAAGATGATAATAAAATCTATAGTCATGTATGTATCTAATAATAATTATACAATACAGAAGATAGCTAAAGAGATAGGATGTCATGAACAAACTGTTTCTAAAGCTGTGTCTGAATATCATGAAGTATTAAAAAAACACTCTAAGGACTAATATTAATAAATATAGGGTAAGACCTACAAAAGCGTTTATTTAAACCTAGAGTAGTAGAAGGGGGGTTTGGTCGCCTCCCTGATACGTTAAACATAAAACAAATGGAAATAATAATATCAGATCCTGGTGATGAACAACCTGGATATGAAATAACTAAAGAACTAAAACAATAGATATGAAAGCAATATGTATAATAATACCAATACTGATCCTAATAGGTTTTCTTGTAATGTATATAGCAAATAAAATAGAAAGAAAAATTGAAGCTTGGAAAAAGGCGGATATGGAACGAAATGATACGAAAGATCAATATAATGGTAAAACAAGAAGTGGAGGCTTATCTCCAGATACAGGACCAAGACACTAATAACTAAATTAAATAAATATGAAGAAAACAAATCTACAACCATTAGGTAATAATCTAATCGTTCAACAAAAAGAAGCAGAAACAAAAACAGCATCAGGGATTATAGTTGGATCACCTGACAAGCCAAATGAAGGTACGGTAATTGCAGTTAGTGAGGAAATAAAAACTATTAAAGAAGGAGATAAAGTTATGTTTACTATTTATGGAGGGCAAGAATTAAAATATAACAAAGAAACCTTTCTTATGTTAAAAGAACACGATATATTAGCAATTATTAAATAACAAATAAAAAATGGCAAAAGAAATAACATTTAACATTGATGCAAGAGATGCATTAAAAAGAGGGGTAGATAAGCTATCTGAAGCAGTTAAGGTAACATTAGGTCCAAAAGGAAGAAATGTTGTCATACAGAGATCCTACGGGGCACCATACATAACTAAAGATGGGGTATCTGTAGCAAAAGAAATAGTATTGAAAGATCCTATTGAAAACATGGGTGCTCAAATGGTGAAGGAAGTAGCTAATAATACTAATGATTCTGCTGGTGATGGGACTACTACAGCTACAGTGTTGGCTCAAGCAATAGTTTCTGAAGGTATTAAGAATGTAACGGCTGGGGCTAATCCTTTAGATTTAAAAAGAGGTATTGATAAGGCTGTTGAAAATCTAGTATCTAAAATTAAAGACTCTTCTAAAAAGGTAGGAAATAATTATAATTTAATAGAGCAGATTGCTACTATATCAGCAAATAATGATTCTACTATTGGGTCTTTGATTGCTGCGGCTATGAAAAAGGTTAAATCAGAGGGAGTTATTACTGTAGAAGAAGCTAAAGGTATTGAGACAAGCGTGGAGCTTATTGAAGGAATGCAAATTGACAGAGGATACTTATCCCCTCATTTTGTAAACAATCCCTCTAAGCTATCTGTTGAGATGCTTAACCCTTATATACTTTTATATGATGGTAAAATATCAACTATGAATAATCTTATACCTATATTAGAAGAGGTGTCTAAAGAAAGGGCTGCTCTTATGATTATAGCTGAAGATGTAGATGGAGAAGCTCTATCTAATTTAGTTATGAATAATATGAGTGGAGTAATTAATGTGTGTGCTATTAAAGCTCCTGGATTTGGAGAAGATAGAAACGAAATCCTAGAAGATTTAGCAATACTTACTAATGGAACTCTTATATCTAAAGATAAAGGATTATCATTAGAAGATGCTACGTTAGATATGATGGGATCTTGTGATAAGATTATAACAGATAGAGATGGAACTATTATTATGGGTGGGGCTGGATCTAAGAAAGATGTTAAGTCTAGAATATCTCAACTAAATGAACAGATTGATGCTGTCAATGATTATGCTGCTGAGAAACTACAATCTCGTATCGCTAAAATGTCAGGAGGTGTTGCTGTTCTTTATGTAGGAGCTACATCTGAACTTGAAATGAAAGAAAAGAAAGGTAGGGTAGACGATGCGCTTGCTGCTACAAAAGCTGCTATGGAGGAAGGAATTGTTCCTGGAGGTGGTATTGCATTACTTAGAGCTGTTCAAGAGACTGAAGACTTTGTATATAACGAAGATGAAATTCTAGGTGTTAATATACTAATAAAAGCAACAGAAGCTCCTTTAAGATGTATGTTAGAGAATGCTGGTTTAGATGCTAGTGTTATCATTTCTCATATTAAAAATGAAAGATCAATTTATAATTTTGGTTTTAATGCTAAAACTGAAGAATATGAAGATCTAATAAAAGCAGGAGTAATTGATCCAGCTAAGGTAGTTCGGGTAGCGCTAGAGAATGCAGCATCAGTGGCAGGTATGATTCTAACAACAGAATGTGTTTTAAGTGAAATAGAAGACTAAGTTTAATTAAAAATAATAATCATGGAAGTAGGACATTTATATAGAAAAAGAAGAAGAAAGCAACTTAGGCACCTTACCCTCTCTGATAAAGAGAAGGTTTGGGAACTTATAGGAAAAGACTATACATTAAAGGAAATACAAAGAGATACTAATTTCTCTTATGGAGCTATAAACAGTATAGTTAAGAGTAAAGTAAGACTATGAATGCTTTAACATTAATAGCATGCTTTTCAGCATTTGTATTATGTGTTATTTTACTAATAAGTTATATTGAAAGCAGGATAACTGAAAGAGAAAATAATAATTTAAATAATTATATTGACGAATTAAATAAAAAACAATGACAAATTATAAAGAACATCTTAAAAGAGTAACCATAGATCCAAGTATAAGATGGTTTGTTAAAACAGATTCTAAAGGTAAGATAAAAGAAGTTAAGCAAGTTTATGACCCACAAGAATATCTTAAAGGATCTAACCCTAGAAAGCTTTTAAATAAAGAAGAATTAATATCTTTTTTAGAATCTAATCTATAGAAACATTAAAATTAAGAATCCCTTGCAATCCGTTTACCCTATGATAAAGGAATGCTTGGGCTTTCTTAATATTACCAATAAAACCTTTACTATCGTGCCAGAAATCTGTAGCAGACATAGATGATAGATTTCTAACAGTAATACCGTTAAGCTCTTCAATAGCTTGTAGTTTCACCGCCTTGTTCGTATGGTAATGACCTCTATGAACCTCAATGTAATCAACATTAGACCATGCATTTTTATACCTTTGAGATATAATCCCAGGTAGGTTTGCTGCTTTAGGTCCATCCCCGTGATCAGAAATAACCATATTCTTACCATATACTAACATTTTCATTTGACAATCAGAATTGTCTACTTTAATATTTTTATTATTCTCATAATACAACTCTAACATATCGCCTAAATGCATTACAGACTCTCTATCGTGATTTCCTGGTATAACCATAACATGAACAGGGGCAACTTCAGAGAGATAGTTAATAACCCTTATAAGAAGCTTTCTAGCTGTTCTATACATATCTATACCATAATCTGTATTAGCTTGAGGAGTCCCTTTTGTAGTGGAAGGGAATGGATAGTCTCCATCTGAATTTAAAAGATCTTGACCTACTATAAATAATATCTTATCTATATGGTATCCTTGAGATCTATATAGTAAGTGCTCTACAGCATCAACCAATCTATTAGAAGCTATAGTTAAATTATAATCATCTCCTTTAATACCAATCTTACCTAAGTGTAAATCAAAAGCAGATATCTCTAAAAGATATTTATCTTTTTTATCTCTATCATATTCCTTTCTTTTAATTAAAGGGGATAAATCTTTTAAGTCTTCTTTTAGTTCTTTTGCTAATAAATCAAGATTAAGATTTTTCTTAACAGGCTTAAACCATGCTTTCATTCTATACATAGTAACTGTAGTGGGGTTATTATTCACATCAAAACCTGTTACCTCATAAGTACCTATATCAAACTTTTCTAAATCCCATTCATTAGTATTAATATTAGCAGCTTCAATTAGATCATCTATAGATTTTATTCTAGTAGACTTTTCTACATTAACTACCTTGCCATCTTTATTATTAGAGATATCTATAGATTCTTGTTCTGGATCATTAGTTATATCTCCTATTGTTTTTCTAATTCTTCGAGCTATACTTCTGATTTGCTCGTAATTAGTATTAAATAATTCTGCTGTTTTAGCGTAATCGCTACGTAATTTGGATGGATTTTTTAAAAGATATTCTTTTATTTTTTGGTTTAAAGACATGATTAAAAAGTTTTAGTTCTAACCTACACCATAACCGTGTTGGCTCTTGAGCACTAAGCTAGTCGCTTTAAGTGTCACTTTTTTACGACCTCTTTTTAATTTATTAACCACTTTATTAACAATATCTAAATTATTTATTATATCATCTTCATTTAAACCTTTGACTACCACATTATAAACATGATGAATTTTACCTCTACCATCTGTTAATGTCCAATCTGAAAGCCAAATAGGTACATTATATTTATCTGTGGGTTTTTCCATTATTTTGTAAATATAGTCATTTCTACACCTGTT